ATTAGATAATGTTAGAAACTACACAGAGGTAAGTAATCAAGTATTAACTAACGCTGTTATAAATGTTTTTATAATAAATATTGAAGATCAAGTAGCAAGGGAGGTTGACTCCGATTCACAACGACGATACGCCACCACTACTTCCGTGGCTAATAATGCTTTCTTGGATGTGTCTGGCCCTGAAGGTGGTTTTCGATTTGCAAGAGGATTACAAATTCTTAACTCCTCCAATGAACGCACTTGGCTTCAACAAAGAGATGCCACATTTATGGATGAATATGCTAATCAAAGAAGTGAAACTACAGGAACAGGATTCCCTAAATTTTGGGGAAATTGGAATGGAAATACTATAATTTTAGCTCCTACTCCTGATGATATTTATACTGTTGAGATGTGGTATGATGAAACCCCTGAAAGACTTAGTAACACTAATACAACAACATTCTTATCTACGAATGCACAAGAAGTTTTAATTTATGGATGCGTAGCACAAGCATATTCTTACTTGAAAAATCTACAGGATATGCAAATATACGATCAGAAGTTTCAATCTGCAATGACAACTTACGCTAACGAGCAGATGGGACGTAAACGTAGGGATGAGTACATGGATGGCGTGTTACGAATTCCTCTAAGATCAGTAGACCCAGGAGGTACATAAGATGGCAATAAACCAAGCAGTTTGTGCTACATTTAAAGAGCAGTTATTATTAGCTGAGCATGATTTAGTGGATAACACCGTAAATTTAGCTCTATACACTAGCTCTGCAAGTTTAGACGCAAACACAACAGCATATTCAGCTACCAATGAAGTTGGTAACTCAGGAACATACGCAGCTGGCGGAGGTACTCTAGCGAGTGCAACTGTTGGTTTAACAAAAACAAGTGCGACAGCATCTACAGCTTTTGTAGATTTTGCAAACTTGAGTTTTACGTCTGCTACTATTTCAGCTCAGGCAGCTTTAATATATAACAGAACAAACTCAGCTAACACAAATGCAGCTATTGCAGTATTGGATTTTGGTGGCGTAAAAACTTCAACTAACGGTACTTTTACAATTCAGTTCCCTACAAACAATGCGACGAGTGCTATTCTGAGACTTGCCTAGATTCTAGGAGGTCCTTATGGCAGACATTCAAGGTTGGGGTAGAGGCACTTGGAGTTCAGGCTCTTGGGGTGAATTTATCCCTGTCGAAGTTACAGGTAATCAAGTCAATACCTCTTTAGGTACTGAACTAATTATCGCTGATGCAAATATATCAGTAACGGGACTTGGAATTACCTCTGCCACAGGAACAGCCGCTGCCGTTGAAGAAAGAGATGTTCTTCTCACTACAAATTTAGTTAATACACAATTAGGAAGCGTTGCTGTTTCTCATGGTCATGTTATTGAAGTAACAGGACTTACTATGAGTTTCTCAGAAGGAGATACTTCTCAAGATGTAAGTGTTGATGAAGGTTGGGGTAGAAGAGAATGGGGTTCTTACAACTGGGGTGGAGGAGCTCCTCAAGAATTTGTAGTAGATGGTGTAAGTATGTCTTCTACTTTAGGAGACATTGGAGTTGGAGTAGGAGATATTGTTCAACTTACAGGACTTCAATTTGCTAGCTCCACAGGCACAATTACTTTAGGTCAAGGTGATCAAGTAATAGAACAAGATTCTTTATTATTTCAAACAGCTATATCAGGTGCATCCGTCGTTGGTGAAGGTAATGCCGCTGTCGTAGCAAGTGAAGATCCAATGCAATTATCACTTGGTACTCTGATTGCTTCCTCTGTTGTAAACGTAGCTGTCACTGGCGTAACGATGACCTTTGCTGAAGGAACAGCAGTTGCAGAGGCCGATGCTCCTGTTGCTGTAACAGCTTTAACCACTGTAGCAACTTCTCTAGGAACTGCATCTACCGCAGTAGGAACTGGAGTTATTGTTCCTCTCACTGGCCTAACGATGACCTTTGCTGAAGGCACAGAAACTATAGCTGGTAATGCAGATGTTCCTGTTACAGGTCTTGCTATGTCTTTAGAATTAGGTAATATATTTAGTACACCATGGGCAAATGTAAATACAAATGCAAACAACACTTGGGTAGAGGTAGACACAGCCACAATCGCTGCATAATATGATAAAAACACATAAAATAAATAGATTGAAAAGTGGTCGAAAGTTTAGTAAATTTTTGAAAGGTTTAAAAAATGGCATCAACATATTCAGATAGTTTAAAATTAGAACTCATGGAAACAGGGGCTAATGCGGCCACATGGGGAACGAATACAAATACAAATTTAGAAGTCCTTGACGCTTTTACTCAAGGCTACGTATCAAAATCAGTAGCTGGATCAGCAAATATTACACTAAGCACAGGTAATGCTGACCCTAACGCTGAAGCAGCCAATAAAGTTATTGAACTTACAGGTACTTTAACAGGTAATATTGTAGTATTTATTCCAGCTGTTACAGGTGGAAGTGAATATCTTTTCTTTAATAACACATCAGGATCTCAAACTTTAACTATCGCAGCTACTGGACATACAGCTAACGGAGCTGTTATTACTCAAGGAGCTTACTCAAGAGTATATTGTGATGGCACTGCTGATTTTAATGTAAAAATTCAAACTTCTGTTCTAGGTGCTGTTACCACTAAAGGTGCGGCTGTCTTCGATGCTGGAGCAACAGTCACTGCTGGTCAAGATTTAACAGCTGGATCAGGAAACATTATTGCAAGAAGTAATGGTCAAGTTCAAGCAACATTATTTACAGGTTCAGGTGCTGGTTTAACAGGCGTTGATCCTTTTCCCGCTGGAACAAAAATGGTTTTTTATCAAGCTTCTGCTCCGACTGGTTGGACGCAAGACACCGCCGCCTCTTTGGCTAATACAGCTATGTCTATTGTCACTGGTTCAGGTGGAGGAACAGGTGGTGCAACAAGTTTCTATGATGTTTTTAACGGAACAGCTAAACCTGTCGATACAGGTTCTTTAACTGTTTCTGTCTCAGCTTCAATAGGAGCTCATACTTTATCAACACCTGAAATTCCCGCTCATAATCACTCAGCTCAGTTCAAACAAAATCAGCCTGGTCCTAGTGGCAATCCAGGTCTGTTTTCAATGGGAACTCCTTTTCAAATATCAACTGCTCCTACTATAGGACCAATAAAAACAGCGCCTAACGGAACTACTCCTACAGGCGGAGGTGGAAGTCATACCCACCCTTTCAGTGTCAGTAGTTCTTCTTTAGGAGGAACAGCAACCACTCCAGCCTTAAATGTAAAATATGCAAATGTTATTATTGCAGCGAAAGACTCTTAAAAAATTAAATGCCTATATTTGACCCTGACGGCAAATGTCCGTTACTCAACAAAAAATGTATTAAACATCAATGTGTTTGGTACAACATGCTTCAAGGCAATCACCCTCAAACAGGTCAAAATATCCAAGAGTGGGGTTGCTCTATTGCTTGGATTCCTTTACTTTTAGTAGAAAATTCCAAACATTCTATGGCCACTACAGCAGCCACAGAATCTTTTAGAAACGAAATGGTTAAAGGAAATGATGCTTTAATGGAATTAAGTAAAGAAGCCATAAAACAAAAAACACCAATGAATGGTATATCTACTTTAATGGGAATGATTGGAAATCATCAAAGAGCTTTAGCTGATAAAGACCCTAGTATGGAAGATGAAACTGTTAGACAATTAAGTAATAATAAGATAAAAGTAAAAAAGACAACTAAATCTAAAAAGGTTAAAAAAAATGACCCTAGTAAATAACACCACAATCAATACTCGGCTGACAATAATTTTTGATGCTGCGGAAAATGCTTTAAATTTAAATGATGGACCTAGACTAGGTGTAGGCAATACTGAAGCTGATGTTTTTATAGACGAAAACGAAAATCAAATAAATTATTTTAATATAAAAGCCCATACTGAAATTCCTTCTGAAATTCACTCTCTTCAATGGGACACAAGTAATAATACAGGTCAATTAGAATACATAGATAATAGAGAAAATTTAGATATAATTGAAATTCCTTCTTGGGCTACAAACGTAGTGATTCGTTGTGAAGCTGAAGATAAATGGCTTGAAGCTTATAACGCAAATATTAATTCTCAACTACAAGCTTGGCTTGAAGCTAGCTCTGAAAATAGTGAAGATAATTTTGTAATGGAAGTATCTTTAGCTAATGATGCGGGAGATACAGCTAGAATAAATTATTGTTCTAGTAATGGAGTCACTTACTAAAAGTGTCCTTAGACAACTATATCTTAGAATTTAGAAAATGTTTTGACACTTCAATGTGTAAAAAAATAATAGCTTATTACAATAATGATTTAGTAGACAGCTCTGTAACAGATCCTAAAAACCCTGTAAATAAAAATGTAAGGAATTGCACCACGAGATCAATTTTATCCCCTAAAACTTTTGGAGAAACTATTTTAACAAATTATATTAAATATAAATTGATGGGCTGTCTTAAAAAATATTCAGAAACTTTGTTCGCTGAAGTTACAGAATTTTCTCAACTTGATATTTTATGCTACGAATCAAATGAATATAAAGCTGGTTATGACTTTCACGTAGATCATGGAAAATCAGTCAGCAAGAGAACTCTTTCTATTTCAGTTTGTTTAAATAATAATTATAAGGGAGGGGAATTCGTTTTTCAACGACACGATGGTAATCATTTAATTTATCCTCAAAATGTCGGAGATGTTATTATTTTTCCTTCTAATTTTATATTTCCTCATCAAGTAAATAAAATCAAAAGTGGAACAAGGTTTGCTTTAGTTGGATGGGCTATATAATGAAACCAATATTTATAAAAGATTTTCTACCTTCACAAGTTTTAAGTATAGCTTATTCTTACTGTGTGCTTAAATTTTCAACAAAATTAGATTTTTTAAATGTTACTGATTCACAAACTAAAAGTCTAGTAGGAGAATATGGTGATCCTTTAATGGAAACTTTATTAGATTTAAGCACTCCTGTGATTGAACAAAATGTAGGTAAAAAATTATTTCCAACATATAGCTATTTAAGGGTATATGAAAAAGAAAGTGATCTAACAATTCATAAAGATAGAGCTTCTTGTGAATATACAGTGGCTCTTTGTCTAGGATTAGATCCAGTGGATAAACCATATAATATTATGACAGGTCATCCAGATCCTACTTCTGATTACTTTTATTATGACTCTAAGGGAGAACCTTTGAAAATGAAAATAGAAGAAACTTTCCCTATGATAAGTAACAATGCTTTAATTTTTCAAGGACAAGAAATTGATCATTGGAGAGAAAAATGTGAACATGATCATTATATCACTGTTTTTTTACATTATGTGGAACAGGAAGGTAAGCATAAAGAATATAAATTTGACAAGAGAACAATGCTAGGAATGCCCCCTAGAGTAGGGTAAGTGTTGCTTTTAATTTTAAAAATAAAGAGTATATTGGCAGAATGCCCCTCATTAATTTTACAATAAAACCAGGCGTAAATAAGGAAGTTACAGACTACACAGGCCAGGGTCAGTGGGTCGATTCTGATAATGTGCGCTTTTTTCAAGGTTTACCTCAAAAAATAGGAGGATGGTCTAAGTTTATAGCTACCTATTTAGTTGGAGTAGCTAGAGATGTTCACGCTTGGATTTCCTTAGATGGAACAAGATTTCTTGCTTATGGCACTGATAGAAAATTATACGTATATTCTGAAGGAGTAAATTATGATATTACGCCTATTAGAGAAACAGCTAGTTTAACTAATCCTTTTACAACTGCATCAGGTAATGCAACTGTAACTGTTGCAGATACAGCACATGGAGCTTTTAAAGGAGACTTTGTTACATATACAGGAGCATCTACTCTTGATGGTTTAAATCTTAATCAAGAGTTTGAAATACAAAGCATTGTTAATACTGCTGCTTACACAATTACTTTTACGGATGGATCTACTGCTTCAGGAACAACTGCTGGCGGTGGAGGTAGTGTCACTGCTAATTATCAAATTAATATTGGACCTTCTCTTTCTGAATTTGGTTATGGTTGGGGAACAGGAACTTGGGGAGGCAGCACATGGGGAACTCCTCGTACAACTTCTAATACAACCATTGAAGCTAGACAATGGTCACTTGACAATTTTGGTGAAGATTTAATTGCAACTGTTCTTAATGGAGGAACTTTTAAATGGGATCTCTCAGCTGGTGTAGGAACAAGAGCTGTAGCTATTCCTAACGCTCCAACTCAAAGCAGAAGTAATTTAGTATCTACTCCTGATAGACATTTACTTTTATTTGGAACACAACCTACTATTGGAACTGTAGGGCAAGATGATTTATTAATTAGATTTTCCAATCAAGAAGATCTTGAAACCTATGCAGCGACAGCAGAAAATACTGCTGGTTCACTTAGAATTGCCGACGGCTCACGGATCATTGGAGCTACAAGATCAAGAGGTGCTATTATGGTTTGGACAGATACATCTCTACATGCTTTACAATTTATTGGTCCTCCTTTTACTTTTGGTCTTAGACAACTTGGTCAAAACTGTGGTTTAATAGGACAACACGCAGCTATTGACATCAATGGTAATTCTTTTTGGATGTCACAAAGTTCTTTTTATGTGTTTGATGGTTCTGTTAAAAAATTACCTTGTACAGTAGAACAAGCTGTATTTAGTAATATAAGTATTACAGCCTCACAAAATTCTTATGTCGGACACAACGACGAATTTAATGAAATTATTTGGTTTTATGCCTCTGCCAATGCAACAAGAATAGATAGACAGGTAACTTATAATTATATTGAAAACACTTGGTGGACAGGAAGTTTGGATAGAACAACATGGATAGATAGAGAAGTATTTCAAATACCACTTGGTACAGAATATCTACCTTCAGGAACTGGGAATGTATCTGTTATTCAAGGACTAACTCCAGGCGCTTCTATTATCTATCAACACGAAACAGGTGATGACGCAGACGGAGCAGCCATGACAGCTTTTATAACATCAGGAGCTGTAGGTATTACTGAAGGAGAAGATTTTGCTTTTGTAAGAAGATATATTCCAGACATTCAAAATCAAAGTGGGACTCTTAATATGGATTTGAATTTTCTTGATTACCCTAATGATTCAACCTCTACAACTAAAAGTTCAAGCTTTACATCTTCCACAGACAAAGTAGATCTAAGAGGACGTGGTAGACAATTTACAGCAAACATTGTTTCTAATACAACAGGCACATCTTGGAGGCTTGGAACAATTCGATTTGACATTCAGCCTGATGGTAGAAGATAATTGTTACTAATAGATTAATGATAGAAACCACACTTCTCAA